ATCCATCTGGATGGCAACCGATCTAACAACGACTTGGCAAATTTAAAGTGGACTAAAATAGAAGAACGTACTTAATAAATCAGATGGCCGATAGTTTGGTTCTTAAGGGTGAACATGAGGTTCGCAAACATACAGGTGATGAGATGACCCTGGTGCGACCTCGCCGTTCGGCCAATGCTCAACATCAGTTGAAGCGTTGGTGGATCAATGGTGGAACGTCTACTCTCTACACAGGCGCCACCGTGTTCAACGTCACCACCAGTGGTGGCACGGTAAAGCTGGCCGTTGAAACTAGCCCTAGTTCAGTTGTGAGAATTGATCATGATGGTGCTGGTGCTTTTGATTTTTATGGCGTGCATGGTATTGACTATGCAGCTCTTTACACCGAGAACTTTGAGCTGATTGAGTACTACGTCATGCCTCGCCTTGCTGGCGGTGCTGTGATGACCGTCAAGCCTTCTGGTAGCGCTGATCTGCCTTCTCCCCCTGCCCCCGCTCCTGGCCCCACCGTCCGTGGCGGAGCAAGTGCAGACACCGTGACCCCTGGTCCTGAGTGCCCGAAGGAGAAGCCCCAGAGGAAGAAAAAGATTGTCGTCGACGTGGACGTTGTCGACATCGAGGCTTAATAGCCTCCCTGCCAAATAGGACGGAGGATCATGCTCGGATCCTCCACGTCCTTGGCTCTTACCACCTCTGCGCCAATACGGACGTCAACCTTGTAGGGAAGCCTGCGGGTGTTCCGGGCATGGAAGCCCACGTAGAAGAACTCCCGGTGCTTCAGGTAAGCCTTGGTATAGGGGTGCTCGATGCGATCGGCGCTGTAGATGCGAGCGTCAAACCAGTCGTCGTCGTAGATGTTGCCGGTGCCACGGTTGAAGATCTCGACTGAGATGTACCAGTTACCAGCCGTGGGATTGACCGGGGAGTCAGTGCTGAAGACGGCTTGCTCATACGTCTCCTGATCGGGCACCGTCTCGATCTTGGTTTGGGCCAGCTGGTAGTCAGCAGGCACCAGGAGGTCGGTTGGGTTGACTGCAGCAGGTCCGTAGCCGGGGTCTTCGTAGAAATCGAGGATGTCGGGGTTGAGCTTGAAGTCGTATTTAATGAACTTGTTTTCTGCTCCAAAGAGCCCAACAGCGTCTTCCCAGCGTTCGGTGACCTCAATTTTGTGGATGGTTTGGGTGTGGGGCCGTTGCAGCGAAGGCCCATCCACCACGTTCAGTGACTTGCTGGCAGCAAGAGACCAGGGGGTGTTTTGATCACTGCTGCCATAAATCTTGTGATTAAGCTGAATCTCTGGCGTTACATTGATCGGTCGATGGGGTACTCGGACTTGCATCTACCATCTCTCATCCTTTCCCCCATTGTATTAACTATTCTTTGACAGCTCGTAGCGCAGACGTTCCAGACCCTTTGTACGTAGCGTCCTTGCGCGGTCACGGCTCATGTTCATCACCTTGCCAATCGCGGTGAGGGACATTGGCTCAGTGCAATCATCACCAATACCGAAGTGCATACGGATCACTTCGCACTGCTGATCAGGCAGGCGTTGGATCTTCTCGTGCAGCTGGGCATATTCCATCTCATCTGCAACGACATCGAGCAGTGGGGGAAAGTCGTCTTCCAGCATGTCAATCAACGATGAGTCCCGGTTTTCACCGACCTTTGATTCCAATGATGTGGGCCGAGCAGTGCGATGGCGCATATCCAGCAGCTGTTCCTTGGAGATGCCCAATTCATCGGCGACCTCCTTACTGGTAGGGGTCCGGCCCAGTTGCTGTGCCAGGGACCTCTGCGCTTTATTGTCTTTGCTTTGCAGCTCAAGAACATGGGCGGGTACACGGATTGACCGTGACTTTTCAGCAATCGCCCTTGTAATTCCTTGACGAATCCACCAATAGGTATACGTGGAGAACTTGTAACCACGGCTGGGATCAAACTTTTCCGCTCCCCGCATCAACCCCGCAGCACCTTCCTGGATCAAATCAAGCATATCGATTCCACGATCCGAGTATTTCTTCGCCACGCTGACCACCAGACGGAGGTTGCTGTTCACCATTTTGGTCTGCGCCTTCCAGCCTGATGCAATGGTGCGTTTGATCTGCGCAGGTTCTTCTGAAAGAACAAGTGCAAGATCATCATCAGTCACACACCCATGCTCCTTCTTCAAAGAGAGGTAATACTCTTTTGCTTGAATCCGGCGGCCCAGGGTGATCTCCTCGTCCGGAGTCAGAAGTGGGAACCGCCCAATCTCTTTAAGAAAAGCGTGTGTAGAGTCTTCAGTCTGTTTCGGCTTCATATGGCGAGCGGTACGGGTGTTCTCTCTTCCTGTTTACCCATCTGAGAGGGAGCTGCAGCGCATAGTGCGTGCTTTGTCAGCAATGTCAGATAGTTACGGTTTTGTTCGGTTTTGTATGAAGCAACATGAACTATTGATCTTGAGTTCAGTACAGGTAATCGAGGGTTAACCGGTCCAATTCGGTGAACCAGGGAAGATCGCCTGGTGCTCCATAGCTCATGATCGTGTCGTCGCGTCCGTGGTCATGTGGATGGCCGAGTCCTAGGGCATGGCCGATCTCATGCACCACCGTTGACTGCGACCACCAGCGGCCTTCCGCCACCTCTAATTCCTGGTACTTGCTGCCGTCCTTGCGTGTTTTCCACCGGCACATACCAGCCCATCGGTTATTGATCAGGTCGTCGACAAAGCTGCAGACGATATCAGCATCCTTGTCATGGCTCACCCGCTTGGTCTCAATGCCCAGTTCGTCCTCCAAGCGGTTGAAGGCTTTGTGGAAATGGTCGTTGCGTTTTTCGGTCGTGAAGGTGATGACGCCGTCGTCGTATAGGTCTTCACCCCAACCGTCATGGTGATCATCGAGGATCAGCTCTTCATCGATCTTGGTTGCGAGCCAAGCGTCATAACGCTTTTGGTCGTTATCTCCCCAGTTCTTACCACGCAGGGCGATTTTGACTCCTTGGGGGTGTGCCCCTACGGGAATGTTTTTAGCCATTCAATGCTGCGAATCTTGTGCTTTCCTTTGGTGCTTCCTGCCTGCCTTCAAGGGCTTCAACTGCCATGGCCTGTGCGGCATGCTCGTTAAATCCTTTTGAGCGGTAATTATCTTCGTAATTCTGATAGCGCTCCACGGAGGACTCAAAGTCCTCTCCGTGGGTCAACATCTCTGCTGTCATCTGATTAGCAGCTTGATCAGGCACGCCATCTGATTTCAGATGCTTCCAGATTGTCTGGAACATCTCAGGATCATTACAACATTCACCTGCAAATCTAGACACAGCAACTCTATATCTTCCTCTCTAATAATAACGATTTATCAGACAGGAAGACGGTTGGATGTATAGGGCAGTTGAGGATTAGTGTGTGCTGCAATCTGATGCTGAATGGCAACATCACGGCCAATCAATTCAGCGGTGGGCTGATGGCCAAGCTTGAACAGAGCAGTGTTCTTGGCATCCTCTGCATTGGCAAAGGTGAACTCACTGATCGCCCGGTTGGCATAGGCCTGAGCGTTGTTCTCAGCGTTGTTCTTGGCACGCAGCTCACTACGAACGGCAGCCTGTTGGGCAGGGATACCAGTCTTGACGCCATTCTCAGCCATGTTCTGAGCCATCAAGCGCTCGTTGTTGAACGGCTGGGTGTTGATCTGCACCTTTGAGGTGGCTCCGTTGTCAAAGGAGTTCGGACCCACAGGAGCGGTGCCGTTGCCCATGCCGCCCTGACCCATGGCCGTCTCAGACATACGCAGCTGTTCTTCTGCTGCGGGGTTAGTACCAAAGGGCTGTAGAGATTGGCTCATCTTTTTAACTGTTTCGTTAGTTCTATTGTAGAAACTTTTGCTTTAGATATTATCGACGTTTAGATAATCCATAAGCAAACCTGTCCCGCCGCCAGCCATGGCAGTAGCAAACAGGATGCCGGCCATACGCCGACCATTTTGTTTCTTGTGTTTTTCATTGATTTGCCTCAGTTCAGCATTGTGCTTCTGGGCAACGTTCTTCATCTGCTGCTCAAAGGCGTATTGGCCTGCGATGCGCTTGTCACGCTCGCTCTTACCGCCGGGGCGACCATGGGGGTATTCCCGGCCCATGGTCTCCTCGAACGCCTGCACCTTGGCGGCGTAGTGATCCATACCGCTATGGATCTTCTCGGCATACCGGCGATCAATCTCGCCAGAATCTTGCCACTGCCCAACGGACTCGTAAGTCGTAGGTTCAGTGCCGTAGGCCGCAATGGCCTCGGCATCTGTCATGTCGTGCAGTGGCTTCTGCATCAGAGGTCAGAGACCAGAGCTTTGGTCTGCAGAGCACCCTGAGGGGCTTGTGCCAGGTACTTCCAGGCGTTCTCAGGAGAAGAATCCATCATCTCGGAGAACCCACCCCAGAAATCACCGGAAGAAGGAGTGGCTTGGCGACCGGGAGTAGGCATGTCCATTTCAGGACGCTGGAAGGCGGGGGGAACGGCGTTGCGCTCTTGGGCCTGGATCTCCTGCTCAAAGGCAGCTTTCTGCTCAGCGGTTTCGCGAGCCACGGTCTCTTCGCCGGTTTCGACGGGGTAGGGACCTTCAGGACCGAAGAAGCCGTTGACGTAGTCAGACAGCACGTTGGGATCGGTCAGGATGGTGTTAGTGGCCTGGCGCTCTTCACCGGCAGCCTGCAGCAGGGTGGTCATGGAGTTACCACGCTGGACCTGCTCGATGAGAGCGTCCTCGACTGCACAGGCATACTGGTTGAGCAGAGCAGGAGCCTCAGCGCCGAAGTGCTCGAGCACCTCGAGGGATGCATCGCTAATGCCGCTCAGATAACGATCACCGCTTTGGCTTACGGCCTGATCGACGATTTGCTGAACCTGCGCCTCGGAGAAGCTCTGGGTTGAAGCTGGGGCTTGCCATGTCTGGGGAGCCGAAGCCTCCTGGGGGCTGGCCACCTGAGACTGCTGCGTTGAAGCCCAGCTGGCTGGAGTAGTTACTTGCGGAGTAGGCGTCGTCTGGTAAGCCGATGGTGACACCTGGGGTTGGGATTGGCTGGGCGAATTCAGGCTTGCGCTGAGCGCCTGGAATGCCTGCTGCCAGGGGTTGGCCGCCGGAGCTGAAGCCTGCGGGGCCGGGGCCTGTGCCTGGTAGCCCTGAATTTGTTGTGCCTGTTGCGGGGCCACCGATGCCTGGGAGGCTTGGGGCGCGTTCGTCGCGTACTGGCTGGCCTCGCTCGGCGCGTAGCTGGTCTGCGGTGCTGAGGCCTGAGGGGCTGCTGCCGCTTGAGTCGGGATCGTACCTTCCACTGTATGAAAGCTCCTTTCTTAAGAATTCGAGTGACCTGTACAAGAAACCTGTCAGATCAAGATTGGGGTCAGATGCCAATGGCATGTCTGGCATCTGGGGGTGCGGTAGTTGATACAAACTACCGAGCAATTGGATAAAGCTATTAATAGAACTCTGGGTTTGTTGCACCATCCTGAACGGATAACCAGAGAGCATTGCTGCTCTCTCTTCATCTGTTTTGCCGGGGAAGAGGTACTTCAGCGCCTCGATTGAATCGACACCCAGCTCTTGAAGGTTGCGAACGACAATACTGTTATTGAGAATGTCGTCAGTACTTTCTTCAAAGACTTCGCCCATCCAACGCCAGCTAACTCTCGTTGAACCGTCGGGGATGAGACCGGTTACACCGGGTGGGAGTTCACCTTTGTCTAGTTTATCACTAATTTCTTTATCCCGCTTTTTAATAAAGCGCTCATAGGACCGCTCATATTTTTCAAATGCTTCTTTATAAGCTTTGTCATCGCCTTCAAACTCTTCAGGCAAAGGGATCACCGGCTCTTTCAAACCAATAGCCTGAGAAAAGGATTCTTTGAAGTTCTTCTCTTCGGTGTGGATCATCAACGAGAAGAGCTTGCACAGGCCGTAGGTGAACAGTGCTCTTGCTTTCTTCTCTGCTGTAGCCGCCACACGGCCGTACAGCGTCTTGATTTCGTATGCAGTCTGGGCAGTATTGATATCGATGTCATCGACACCACCTAAAGCCAGGCGGATCTCAGATCGATATTGCTTCACATACAAATTCTGATCACCTGAGACAGAATCCGGGGTCATATATTGCACCCGGTCAGTCGGTTCGAGGTTGGCAATCACCCTGGGCACCTTGATTGAGTTATCAAGGCTGCTGGTGCCAAACGGCTGAGAGACCCGAGTCGAAGGCCGGGTCATGGCTGAAAAGCCAGCCTGGGAGGAGATGGTGGGCCGGAAGGTTTGCTCATCACCAGCATCGAGAATGTCGTGCTTGGGACGAGAAGAGACGAGCGTGGGATTACCGAAGAACTTGAGGTTCTTGCGAATGTTTCTCACTAAGTCATCGTGATTGAGAATCTGATGTGCAAGCCAATCAAACTCTCCATTACCGGTTGCTTCACCGGTGCAGTCCATGTGATTGAAGCATTCAACGGCCGGGATGTATCCCAAGGAGTTGGTTAATACTTCGGTCTGGCCAGGCATCTTGAACGGCATATTGCCGTCCGTTGTTTCAAACTCAATCTTTTCATCACTGATGGTTTGCTCAATTCGGTCTTTGTAGACCTTGAGCTGAATCCATTTCTTGCGCCCGCCTTTTTGGTCGAGAGGTGCGTAGTTATCAGCAAGGGTATTGTTGGCCTTGACATTGAAGCTGTAGATCAGCACCAGGGACTCAAGCTCACCGGTCTGGTCGCGGTAGGCGCGGTAGCTGTCCTTGGGGAAGAACAGGATTTGATAGCTGTCGCCTGCAGGGCGGAAGTAGAACAGCCCGGATCCGTCACAGAGGAAGTAGTCAACGATGCTCTCGAACTTCATCTCGAGCATGTTGTCTTCCATCACACGCGCAAGGAACTGCTTGCGGGCTCCGAAAGAATCTTGATCAGCGTAGAACTCAATGCCTCGGCGCAGGATGAACGTCCGCATCTGAGCAAGATGCGAAGACACGATCATGGAATCAACCGCTAGATCCCCACGCCGCTCCTTGGCAGCAGTGAGGATCTGATCGAATTGTGCCTTAACGGCTGAATTGTCCATCTACGCCTCTCCTATTTTTTAATCGTAACGATCAACCAATGTCGTCGCGGTAACCTTCTGCGATCTTGTCGATGTCATCTTTAATCATTGCCGGAGCATCAGGCATGATCCACTCAGGGGCCAGGTACTTATCCAGATCGCCGTACAGGCGGTTGTAAGCCAAGGTCGAACGATCGCGCTGAATGATGGGTTGACGGTCGATGCGCTCTTGCATCGCCATGGGGTTAATGGCCCGATACTTATCGGTGGTGTAGTCGAAGTTGCCGTTCTTCTTCCAGTTCTTGTCACCACGGGTCTGCCAGGTCTCATTGATGCCGGCGTATTTGCCGACAAACTCAGCAGCGGTTTTGCCCGTGTCCTTGGTGCCATAGAAGCCAGACATGGTGGCATCAGAGACCGGAGTGGCATACAAGCCGCTTGAACCGGTGGGAACACCGCCGCCATGGCTACCGCGTCCACCTGCTGCATAGAAGTTGCGGACGTCATCTCCGAAGGACTGGGAGAAGTAAGAGTTATCGACGGTGTTGCCATCGCCGTAGATCACCGTGTTCTTATCGCCACCGCCAGAGACGCCACCAACGTTGGAGTCATTTCCAGTAACGGTATTGACCGCGCCGGAGTAAGGACCGCTTCCACCAGAGTTGGTGTTGCTACCACCGTTGTTATCGCTGTCGTTGTTGTTGTTGTTGTTGTTGGGAGTATCGGTATCGCAGTTGCCAGTCAGCCGGCACATATCGTTCTTGTCCCATGTCCCGCCTTGCAGGGCCATGTTGATCTGTTGATCGGTGTAGCCCGAGACGTCGTATTTGTCGCGATCGACGATAGAGATCCTTTCTTCCAGTGCCTCAGGGTCCTGGCCAATTTTCTCACGAGCTGCACGATTTTTATCGGCAACACTTTTTACAGCATTATCTTTGTATGCTTGAGCTGACTTACTCATTTGTTTAAAACTTACTGCCTAGATCTATTCTATTATTTTTTCTTAGGTGGTTTTACATTACGAGCACCATTAGATCCACGGCCTTTTGCTTTCTCTTGCGGCGGGAAATAACCATTGGGGTGATAACCATCTCCCCGGCCAGGCTCATTGGCAAAGGGGGACGGTCCCCAAATCTCAGGACCGCCATAACCACCGTTACCGGGGCCGTAATAACGGTGCAGATCATCACCCTGTGAAGGAGTGGGGTTAAAAGAATTGATGCCACCACCAAAGGTGTGTTGCTCTTTCTTCTTCTTAGCCACTATTACATCGCGAAACTATCACTATTGTATTCAATCTGTGCGGCTCCTCTGCGCAACAATCCACCCATGACAAGCACCATTGAGTCGACCGTATCGTCGTGGGCGGTCTGGCCGAAGTTGAGCAGCTCTTCTTCCAGGGTGTCCCACTTTCGCCACTTATTCCAAATCACCTTGCGGTTCTCATATAGGCCCAGCACACCACGCAATCGGGCGAGCTTGTCACCTTTAAAGCCTTTGACCGGTGAGACGGTGAGGTTATAGAGAGCACGCTGCTCAAGCATGATCCGCTTGAAGTCCCCCTCAAAGCTGTTTTGATAGGCCACTGCTTCTGGCCAGATGATGCAGGGGCTCATCGTCGGGAAGTATTGGCCCTCGTCGTTCTCCTGCAGGATGTTCCACTCGCTGAGCATCTCGCAGAGTTCATCCATCTTGTCGAGGTTGCCCAGGGTCCTGACCCGGCGCTGATCGATCAGGTAGACCTTGCCGTCCTTGAGACCTCCCAGGGTGAACACCGTCCAGTCGTTCTTCTCTTTGAGGCCAGCGGAGAGGTCAATGCCAACCCCTAAGCAGTCATAGTCCTCTGGTACTTCTCCTTTGACCACCAGCTCCGGTGAAAGACCAACGTCGGTCGCTTTAACAGCAGTGTTCAGGTACTGGTATGCGAATGCGATGCGGTCCTCGAACTTACGTTCATTGAGGTATTTCATCGACCAGAACTCTGGCCAGTAGGAGCGCTGCTTCCCGTCGTCGTCGGTGATCACCGCCTTCTGGATGATCTGCTTCCAGCCGAACTTGGGGGTGAAGATCGTGGCGTGGATGTCATCAAAGTGGAACCGGGTTCCCAGGCAGATGGCCCGTCCGCCCTGGAACAGGGTGGGAGCGATGACGTTGGACCATGTGCTCTCCATCTCCCGGCGGATGTCGGGGTTGTTGATGGCAGCAGCTGATTTAATCGGGTCATCAATGATGATCAGCTGGGAGCGTTTGGAGGTGATGGCGCCTCTAAGGCCACCACAGGCAATGGTGAATGCTTCTTCACCGGAGACGTCGATGCCGGCGAACTCGTAGTCAATCGACCAGTATTCGTCGGAGCGTTTGACCTTTGAGAGCCGAACCTTGGGAAACACCTGCCGGAACTTGGCGGATCCCACCAGGGCCTTGATCGTTGCGCTCTTGGCCCTCGAGATGTCGGTCATGTAGGCCAGATAGAGGATGCGGAGCATCATTCCGTTCTGGGCGTGGCGGCCGATCATCCAGGCAGCCAGCATGCCGAGGCAGGTGGATTTGGCTGAACCACGGGGAGCAAGGATGGCTGTGTTGGGGCCAGCCATATCCATCAACACCGGAGATGATTCATTGGTGATGAAGGCGTTATGCCACTCGAGCATGTGCTTTGCCGGTGGTTTACCAAAGAACTTGCAGAAAGCAGCGAAGTTCTCACGCGCTTCTAATACCTCCGGGCCAACCTCAACATCGGTAATTTTTTTGGACGTGAGTAATGCATTGCGCCGGTAGGCAGCAGAAACGCTGGTATTTGCCATGCTTATTCTTTTATCCTTCTTTCAGTTTATTAACGAGACGCTCTGTACGCGCTGGATCGTGCCATCGCTGCATTTCGTGCGCTGTACTTAATACCAGCACTACCGCCACTTTTGCCGAGGTTCTTGGCTGCTTTCTGCTCTTGTTTTCCCTGGCGCTCAGATGCTTTCTTGTTCTGCCGTTGGTAGGCCTTGGTGATGGCAAAAGCACGTTTCATCCCCAGCATCTGCTCTGCTGCTTCTTCTAAGCGTCCGCGCTTGAGATCCTCCACATTGGCCATGGGAGGCATCGCCCGGGCACTGAGTTTCACAGAAGCGCTATTGGCTTCCTGAATCGGAGTGATCTCCTGCTGCTTTGGATTGACCACAGGAGGCATGTCGCCCCTGAGGTAGACGTCCACCTGTTCTTGGGGGACGACCATTGGCGCAGCAATAGAAGCTCCGTATCCCATTACAGCTCCGAATAGAGTTTGGCCCAGATGGCGTTCATCGCGTTCTCGATCGGTTCGTAGAACTGCGGATCATCTTTGAAGATGTTGGTCATCTCACGCATCACACGGTCAGCACCAGCGAGGGTGAGGCCCCGCTTATCGACCGTTTTGTTCATCCGCTCACTGGTTTCGATGTGACTGCGGAGTTCCTTTTCAAGGGAAGCAAGACGAGCAGCACCATCGCTACCTTTAATCTCACCAGAGGTGATAGCCATGCGCAGCTCTTGTACGTCTGAGTGAAGAGCAGCAATCTCGCTATTAAGTATTTCACGAGTGTTCAACTTTTTGTACTTCATCTTGATCCAGCGAGCCAGATCATTGAAGGAGCCGGGATACTTCATGATCCCAGCGAACACCCAGATTTCAATCACTGAAGGAGTGATATTCGCAAACTCTTTAAATTGCTCCGCTTCAGAAGCAGGCAGGGTGTCCAGCCACTGATCCACAGCAGAGGTGTAGACCTTGCCGGATGCGCCAGTTTTCAGCTCAGGCATCAGAAGGCCCTCGACTGGGTGCGGGCTCGGTCGATGTGGCGCTTCTCACGGGCAGCCATCAGCCGCTCTTCATGGGTCATGGTGCGGCGCTCTTGATGACCAGTGGCTGCAATGCCCAGACGCTGCTGTTCACCCTCGGTGATGGCCTGAAGCCGTGACTGCTCACCGGTAGCGGCGATGCCAAGACGCTGTTGCTCACCAGAGGTGATGGTGTTCAGGCGGGTTTGGTTGCCAGCTTCTTTGAGGTTCTTGCGGTATTGCGTGCCGGAGGCATCGAGCATGCCGACATCACGGTTGTATTGCTGGTTGGCGAATTGGTTCTGTAATTCATATTGCTTATCCATCGATGCCATCCCATAGGCCCATTGTTCTTTACGGGAATCGCTCTGCTCAAGGCGGCCCAGGTTGCTGGCGTGGGACATCAAGTCCATCGATAAACCAGCGGAGTCATAGGCCTGAGCACGGGAGAGAAGTGCATCGTGGGCCTTACCAGCCATATTGAATTGGTGGGCCAATTTCATGCCACGGCCGAAATCATCATTCTCATCCGGCTTGAATTCATTGATCTGATTGAACATCGATTGGGCATTAAAAACGCCCGGGTAAATGCCACCAGATCCACCGCTGTAATAAGGGCTGGCCATATTATCGACTTAATACTATTCACATTGTATCGAATACAATTAAGTCAAATGGATGCTGAATAGTTGTGCGTTTTACTGAGAGAAGTTCAGCCAGTAATGTTGAAGCCGGAAGGGCAGGTGCTCAAGCAGCACTGGATTTCTACGTTGCAAACAGGGAGAATTCTCCTGACTTCACGTCGCTGGCTACAGCTGCGATGGATGGACGCTCAAAAGAACGCAGGGCAGTAACCAGAGCTAACTCTCGAGTCGCACGGCAAGGCCTTTCCACCTCATCACAGGTGAAGGCTTACGAGATCGA